CGGGTGGACCGGGTGGTGGCGCACAATGCGGAGTTTGACTTCACCGTGCTCGAATCAAAAGGCGTGAGCATTCCGATGGGCAAACGGTACTGCACCATGGCCCAGGCCCGCCGGCACGGCCTGCCTGGAGCGCTCCATACCCTGTGCGAGATATTCAAGATCCCCGAGGACCAGGCGAAAGCGAAAGAGGGCCGCGCGCTGGTGAGGCTCTTTTGCAAGCCGCAAAAGGACGGCACCTGGGCGGATGAGCGCACTCACCCGGCCGAGTGGGCCCGCTACCGGGAGTATTGCCGCCTCGATGTGATCGCGATGCGCGAGCTGCATAAGCGCATGCCCACGTGGAATGACGCGGTGGAGCGTGATATCTGGGAGCTCGATGCCGATATCAACGCGCGGGGCTTTTGCGTCGATATGCTGCTGGCCCGCGAAGCGGTGCGTGCGCTCGAGGTGGAGGGCAAGTCCAACAATGCCGGGGTGGAATTCTTGACCGATGGCGCGGCCGACAAGGGCACCCAGGCCCAGCGCATCTTGAAATACATCCTGGCGGAATTCGATGTAGAGCTCCCTGACATGCAAGCCGCCACCCTCGAGCGCCGGTTGAACGATCCGGCATTGCCGGATGGCGTGCGGGAACTGATCGCGCTGCGCCTGCAATCGGCTAAATCGTCTGTGTCCAAATATGCAACGCTCTTGGGGTGTACCAATGAACACGATTCGCGACTCCGTGGAACGCTCTCTTATTGTGGAGCCGGGCGAACCGGCCGATGGGCCGGAAATCGATTTCAGCCGCACAATCTCCCTCGAGCCACCCTTCAACGGTCAGAGATTGACGCCGGAATTGACGCCCTCCGGCTTGCCGCCCTTGATCTTATCGCTGGATGAGGAGGAATCAGCGTGCCCACCGTCACCGAGTATTGCTCGAACGCCCTGCGCGGAGTCGTCGTTGCGCCCCGAGGACGTAAGTTGCTCGTTGGAGACCTCGCTAACATCGAAGGGCGCGGTGTCGCTTGGCTTGCGGGTGAAAGCTGGAAACTTCGAGCATTCGCTGACGCTGACGCTGGACGGGGGCCGGATCTATACCGACTTGCATACGCCTTGGCCTTCAACGTATCGCCTGAATCGATAGATCCGCACACCGTCGAGGGTTATTTCAAACGCCAGATCGGCAAGGTAATCGAGCTGATGTTCTCCTACGGTGGCGGGGTGGGGGCCTGCTTGACCGGCGCCGACACCTACCGGATCGACCTTGAGGTCATGGCCGCGGCGTGCTGGCCCCAATTCCCCCGGGATATCCAGATCGAGGCGCAGCAAGCGTGGGTGTGGGCGGTGGAGCAACGGCGCACGTTCGACTTGCCGCCGGCCATCTACCGGGCCTGCGACGGGCTCAAGAGGGTTTGGCGATGGACGAATCCTAAGATTACGGACTTCTGGCCTGCGATGAAAAATCAGGTGTGGGCCGCCCTCATGCAAGGGGGTACGCGGGAACTGGGATTTTTGACATTCGACACAGAGGCAGCGTGGTTGCGTCTGCGCTTACCCTCCGGCCGATATCTTTGCTACCCCTCGCCGAAGCTCCGGGACGGACAATTGACGTTCCTGGGGACGAATCCGTACACCAAGCAATGGGGAAGGCTCAAGACCTGGGGTGGCACACTCACCGAGAACGCCACCCAGGCCCTGTCGCGCGACGTTCTTGCCGTGGGGTTGTTGCGCGCGGAGGTGTTGGGATTGAATCCGGTGTTGCACGTGCACGATGAGATTGTGTGCGAGGTGCCGGACACCTCCGATTACAGCGCGGCGGAGCTCGAACACTGTCTCACGGCCCCGATCCCGTGGGCGCCAGGGCTGCCGTTGGCGGCCAAGGTGTTCGAGACTGACCGGTACCGGAAAGACTGATGGCCGAAACAGATCTGGAATCCTGGGCCCGCGAGGAAATCTTGAAGGCCGGCGGGCTCATGCTCAAAACCGAATCCCCGGGCACGCGCGGCTTTCCGGATAATGCCGTGTTCTGGTCGGAGGGGGTCGTGCACTTTTTGGAATTCAAATACGGTACCGGCCCCACGGCAAAGCTGCAAACGGACATGCACCGGCGCCTGCGCGCGAAGGGCGCCTACGTGGGGGTTCCGCGCGATCGTGCCTGGATCATGCTCTACTGCCGCGAATATGGCCATTGACTTTCAGCCGCGCCCGTACCAGAAGATCGCGCAAGAATTTTTGCTGAATCACGAACGGTGCAACCTGTTTGCCGATATGGGACTAGGGAAAACCGCCACCGTGCTTTCGGTCATTCAGACGTTGGAACTTGAGCGCACGCTGATCGTGGCCCCCTTGCGCGTGGCCCAAGGGGTGTGGCCGCGGGAGATTGCCAAATGGCGGCAGTTCGAGCGCATGCCGATCGGGTGGATCGGCGGCACATTCCATGAGCGGCAACTCGCGTTGCTGGCGCTGCCCACCACCGCCACGGTGCATTATGACGTGTTGCTGAAACTCATGGACGAATTGGGGGGCGCCTGGCCGTTCAAAACGGTGGTGTGCGATGAGTCCACCCGCTTGAAGGGTTTTCGGATTCGCAAGTCAACCAAACGCCCCCGGATGCTCGCAACCTACGCGCACAAAAAAGTGAGCCGGTGGATTAATCTGACCGGCACGCCGAACGCCAACGGCCTGACCGATCTGTGGGGCCAGCAATGGTTTATCGATGGGGGCAAGGCCTTGGGCCGCTCCTACACGGACTACACCAATCGATGGTTCTACTTGAACGCCAAGGCTAAAAATGCCAAGTATCAGGCCTTGATCCCCTTTCCGAGCGCCCAGGCCCAGATCGAAGCGGCCATGAAACCCACCACCCTGTCGATCCGGGCACGCGATTGGTTCGACATTGCCGAGCCTATCGAGGTGGACGTATGGGTGGATCTGCCGGCGAAGGTCCGGGCCAAGTACAACGAAATGCAGCGCCACTTCTACGTCGAATTTGAACGTGGGGTGGTGACGGCCGCCAATTGTGCCGTGAAGGTATCCAAGCTCCTACAGATCGCGTCCGGGGCCGTCTACCCGCGGGACGGCGACACGGTGTGGACGCACGATGAAAAACTCTTAGGGTTGGAATCGATTGTGGAGGAAACCGGCGGGGCGCCGCTCCTGGTGGTCTATCAATTCGTCTCCGAGCTCGAGCGGCTGTTGAAATGGTTCCCCGGCGCGGTCGACATTCGCGAGACCGGGGCGCAAGATCGATGGAACGCGCGGGAAATCCCCATGCTCCTGTGTCATCCTAAGAGCGCAGGGCATGGGTTGAATTTACAGGATGGGGGGCATCACATTGTCTTTTTCACACCCACCTGGGACTTGGAGCTCTACGCTCAGGTGCTTGAGCGCATCGGCCCCGTGCGCCAGGCCCAATCCGGCTACACCCGCGAAGTGTTCGTATATCACATTCTGGCGCGAGACACGGTGGACCCGGTGGTTAAGGTGCGTCGGGAGAACAAAGGCTCCCTGATGGACCTGTTCATGGACCGCCTGCGCAGCGATGGGCATCCCGTCGCTTGAGCTGCGGGCCCGGGTGCTCGCGGGTGATTATCCTGAATGGCTGAAACGGCACAGTCGGCGGATATACCTGGTCAACCTATACCGGAGTGTGCCGGATTGGGTGGACCGCAAGGCCTTGAAGTCTGTCTATCGTCACTGCATCCGGCTTAACCGCTCGAGAGCGCATCCCGTGGTGGTGGACCATATAGTGCCCCTCACCCACCCCCTGGTGTGCGGACTCACGGTGCCGTGGAACTTGCGCATCATTGACCGGCGCGAAAACTGCCGCCGGTCCAATCGGTGGTGGGAGTACACCGAGGATATGTTTACCGAATCGGAGCAATTATGTTTTCCGTTATTAGGTGGCGGTACCGCCCCAATTGTCGATATTGAACACGACCCCCGCGGCGCCCGTCTTGGATTGGATGGCGCCCTTGTAGATGGCGCCGCTGACGTCCCCTAGGACGGCATCGGTCATCACCAGAGCCTTCGGGCAACTGAACCGCTCATAGCCGTTCTTAAGTTTCGTGAAGGTCACCCCTTGGGCATTGATGGGCTTATCCCCGGCCATCAAAAACTGCATCGAGAATTCCTGCCCGGCGGCAGCGGAAATGTCGACCGTGATGGTGTTGGATGACTCGAAGCTCAGTGATTGCCCGTTGGCGCAGGAAGGCTGGAATCCGCCCCACGGCCCGGTAGTTTTGACCTGGATCCCGTAGGCGTTGCCGTTGCCGGCGCCCGCGACCATATGGGTGTCGGTCGCGTTGTAGCTGTAGTCCTGCGGCAAATCCGGGGTGGAGCCGTTTTGCGCCATGACGGTGAGCAAATTGGGTACGCCGCTTCCGCCCCCGCCGCTGCTCGCAGCGGTGCCGGTGATGGCCAAGGTCACGGTGCCGCCACCCTCGAGGGTTGCGGTGTCGGCGGCATTCAAGGTGATTTCAACAGACATGGTGACGGACTCCTCTACGCTTTTGGGCTGGTGGGGGTTACCTCGAGTTTCGCAAGCTCCGCCTGCAGCTCGCCAATCAAGGTGTTCGACATCGCGTTGATTTCACTCGCGACGATGGTGGGCTGTGCGGCAATCATCTGATCTTTCAGCACTACCGCCTGGGTCAGAATTCCAATCTTGTTGGTGGGGTTCTTGTTCACGTACTCCAAGAACGTGATGGTTGGAGGGATGAGGGCAATGCCCTCTTGAGTCTTGATCGCGGTCAGGATCGCGGAGAAAAAGGCATTCATGGGTTTTTTCCTTCGGTGGCTAGAGTGGTTTCCACTTTGACCGCGTGCGCCTGGGCAATGGTAGCCGCTACTTTAGCCGCCTGCGCGGCCGCGGTAACGATATCGACCACTTTGTCCATTTTGCCGTTGGTCGCTTCCTTGATTTCACTGGTCATCGCGGTGTTGGTTTCAAGGTTCTTGGCGGTTGCATCGAGCTTTTTCGTATTGGTCCTCGAACGCAGCCAGGCGGCCAGGGCCGCGGCCAGGGCTGCCATGTTCACGGCGAGGCCCGTAATCGCGACGATGAGGGGGTCCACAAGCTGCGGGCTGATATGAGGCATTTAAGGGTCCTTTTAGGGCACCGGGACGATGGTACCCGGTTGATTGTCCGGCATCATCTGAGGGGCCCACCAACGAAGCCGCCTCCCAACAAGTTCAAGAGCCACAGCAGCAGAATCACCGCCACCAGCACGTACACCACTGTCTTGACGATGGGCGGTATGCCGGGGATTTGCTGAATTCCCCACAGAATGACGCCAACGATGCACAGCACAATGAACAGGTAAATCAGGGCATGGACGGTGAACATAGGCATTTCCTTTCAGGGCACTGGGACGATGATACCTGGTTGATTGGTCACGGGAAATCCAGCCACCGTGATTGTAATCTGTTCCAAGTTCGGGGTGCGGGTGCCCGCCGGCACGGACTGGGAAATCACGTACCCCGGTATTACCGTGGCCGACAGCACGAACACGGGCGGCGCGATCCAGAATCCGGCGTCCAGAATGTTCAATTGGGCATCGTAATAGTATTCCCCCACCACATTCGGCACGGTGTAGATGCGCCCGGGAGCGGGTGGCCCGCCCGAGACTTTCAGCGGGATGTACTGCCCGGCGTAGGCCGAGGAGAGGAACGGCACGTAGCCCGTGATGACGTAGCCCACGGGCACCAGGGGGTCATTCACATACGTGATGGCCCCCACGTTGACATGGGAGGCCGCCAAGTCCGCAGTCGCTACCGCCAAGGTCGTTGGCTCGTACCCATCCCACGTAAACCCGGTAAAGCCATCCATGCTCCAGGCGTAGTTGCCGGAGGCATCCCAAATATTCGTGCCCGGGCCGGTCAATTGGGGATCGCGATCGGGGTGTTGATCTGCCGAAAATGCGTGCCATCCCAGAAAAAATCATAGCTCGCCCCGGTGCCGGAGGAGAGTGCCGAAATGGTGCCGGTCTTAAAGATCGCATTGAAGGCGGGCGTGACCGACGTACCGGAGGCTTGCACCGTAATCAGCAATCGGCTGTTGGAATCGCTTGCGTTGACGGGCACCCCGAAAGTAATCGCCCCCGTGGCTACAACCACGAATTGCTCACCCTGCGACAGATCGAGTACGGGGGCCGTCGTGTAGGGTACCACCACCGGGGAGCCGGTGGAACTAAACCCCCACACCGGGAAATTCTCGGTGTCAAAGCCTGCGGAGAGAAGCGCTGATATCAGCGCCGTTTTGCGCTTGCCCGCAAAGCTCCACTCGAGGCTGTCGCCCACCTGTTTGGCACCGTGGGCGTAGCCCGCGACCATCGAATACGTTGCGCCGGTCTGAAATTCTGCCGTGCGGTTGTAGGGCACCGAGACGATGCTCCCGCCATCGCTCCCGTATGTAATCAAGTAGGGCTCGCCGGTTTGCTCGTTGACCAGGTAGTAGCCGGTGTAATCGACATTCGCAGCGAGGCTTGTGGTGAAATAGGTACCCGCCGAGGCACCGCTCCCGGCCGAGGACAGATACGCCGCGCTCCCCGAAATCGTGATGCCGGTAAACAGCACCGCGAACAGGGTCATCTGCTGATCGAGAATGATCTGATCGGCGCGGAAGTTGGGTGTGTAGTGCCCACCGCAATACTCAATGCTGTAGTCGCCGGAGTTCGGCAACGCGCCGGTGCCTATCACCACCAATTGCGACGCACCGCTTGCGGCGATAGTCTGCAATATCTGGCGCCGGAAGGCCGGCTGCGTGCCGTTCGGATTATAGACAAGATAGCAATTGTTGTAGTAGCCGTTGGCGGCAAACGTGTTGTTGGTCTGGACTAGCGTGTTAAAGCTGCCGCTTGCGGCGGTGGTCGTGACGTTGACCGCCAGCAATGCGCGAATGCCGGGGATCTTGCTTTGTACCGCGGCGAGCGTCGAGGAGTTGACCGAAATGCTGGTGCGCCCGAAGTAGGAACTGCCGAGGTCGATCGGCGGGATCTTAGGCCCATAGGAGGCCGCCCCTGCGCCGGGCGATGAGGCGGAATTAATCTGCCCCCAGCCGCGACCGTCGAAAATAAATGCCGCGGCGGTTGACCCGCCCACCCAGTAGGTCTGCCCGCCGAGTTTCAAGCTGCCTTTGCAATACACCGAGTATTGCGCGTTGTAGACTCCGGTGATGGTCCAATTGTTGATGAACAAAAAACCCCAGGCGAGCGTCGCGGGGTTGCCGTCGATATAGATCGCCGGATTGACTTGTCCCGCGTTAAACCCTTGATCGATCTTGCCCGTGTCCCAATGGATCGGCGCGCACCCCGGGCCAATGTACATGCATCCGTAGATGCACTGTTCAATGTGCAACCCGCGGAAATAAATGTTGTTGGTCGAGTTGCCGCTGATCGCAGATCGTAGGATGACGGCCGCTCCGGCGGAAGGCGCCGCATTGCCCCCGGAGTTGTAGATATCGATGTTGGTGTAGTTCGAGTCGTAGCAGGTGTCGACCACTAGCGCAGGACAAGCGTTGGTCTGGAACAGAAGGTCATCGAGGCGCCAGAGCTGCGATTCCACGTTCATGTGGAGCATGCCTAAATTCGCGGCCTTGCCGTTGGTAAAGCCCAGCCGCTTGATCTGCCCCAGGTTCTGATTGCCGCCCGGAGTGGAGGAGGCGCCCACCTCGAACACATAATCCGTGAAGGAGAGGGGTTCGATGGTTGTCCACTGCCGATCCGCACCCTCAATCGTGAGGACACCTTGAGTCTGCACTTTCGTGAAGAAAAGGTAGGCGCCACTGGTCGGTGCCGGGGAGGTGGGGACGAAATGGTAGCCCCGCACTTTTCCCATGGTGTTCCATGCGGGTGCGTCGTTGGTCGAGCCATTGCTAACCGCCCCGTAGCGAAACGGGCCGTTGGCGTAAGCGTAGTTAGCCGGGGTGACGCTGGCCGCGAGTTCAATGGCCGTCTGCGGGTTTAAGGATTGCGCGACGGCATTGGGTGAAATTTGCTGGCGCCAACTGGTGCCGTCATACATGAGATTGGTGGGTATGCCGGATTGCAACTCACCACCCACCAATGCGGTGTTCAAAAAGCTTACTATGGCGCGCACCCCGGTGCCGCCGAAATTCAAGGTGGCGGGGCCGGTGTTGAGCACCGCCGGAATCACCCGCACGGTCATGCCGGCGGCAAGCGCGATGGGGGCGGCGGGCTGGGGCGCAAAGGCGGCGACCACCATGGCATTCACGCTGCCGGTGTCGGTGCCTAAATAGACAGCGCTTGAGTACAGATCGGTGCAATTGCTGTTGACCTTCTGCCCCGGCACCTGGCCCCGATCGCCGGTCCCGTCGCCCGCGACGGTGCCCACATTGATGAGTTGCTGAGTCATGTAATCGCCAAGGCCTCCGCCACCGTAGTGTCCGCCGTGCACCCGAGCGCCTGGCACACGTGCGCTAGATACCTCCCCGAGTCGTTCTCGGTGGGTGGGGCAAATTCGTAAATGGCCTCTTGCAAAGTCAAGCCCCGTTCGGCGTAGAGTTCGAGCTGCCGGTCCAGGTCCGCCCACCCATCCGCGGGGGTGTCAATCTCACCGATGGCGTCAGGGTCGCCCGGATGCTCAGAGTGGGGACTGTGCCGAAGATCCCCCGGGTTGTTGTTCCGAGTCGGCAGGGCGTTAGGAATTCCATACCCCTCCTCGTGACCAATGGCGAGCGCCAGCTTAGTCGACACGGCGCCGCCGGATCACAAAGGCCACGGTGAGCCCCGCGCACCAGACGGCCAAGGCGTAGATTTCCCATTGCTGACGATCGAGCGTGCGAGCTTGCGTGCTCACTTGGAATTGCTTATCCGCGAGTTGCTGTTCCACCCGCCAATGGGTGTCGTTGCCGCGGTTGTGTTCCTCCTGCAGAGCTTTAACGAGCAAGGCCGTCATTTGCTCATAACGCACGCCGTGCGCCTGCCCATCGGGTTCCACGGTAGCTAGCCGAGGTTCTACCATGCGCACTTCCTCCGATATAAATCCTATCTGCTGCGAAGTGAAATTCGCATCCGCGGCGTCCCGCGGGCTCCCGTCGTTGTTGTAGAAAAACTGCCGGGGGGTGAGCTTGAGCAAGGTGGCCAGGCCCGCATCCAAAGGCTCGATCGCATGCTTGAACCGGGAGGCTGACACCAGGCATGTATTGGTGGGATCGTAGGTCAAGAGGCCGGCCGTGGACGAATAGCACAGATACCCGGTTTGCGCGCCGGTGTTGGATGCGATGTTGGGAAATTTCAAAGTGACGCTGGAAATGAGCGTGCTGCCACCGCTGCCGTTGCCGATGGTGTTGGTGCCGGTGTTGGTGCCCGTGCCCATCGAGGAGGTGGTGGTGCCTGAATTGTTCAAAATCACGTTGCCGCCAGTGACCGTGACCCCGGCCGAATAGGTGCTCAGGGCTCCGGCGTTCACGGCCCCGTTGGCCTTGATCGAGCCACTGGTGAACACTCCCCATACATTGGTGGAGGTGACGTTACCCCAGGTCGCGGTGCCCGCCACGGTCTGCGCTCCGGTGGTGGTGTTGGCATAGGATATCGTGCTGGTGCTCGAGCCGGTGATGGTGTAAGTGCCGTTGTAGCCTGTCGGCGTGACTCCAGCGATCGTGACCGATTCACCCACCACCGGCGCCACCGGTTGCGTGGCGACGGTAATGGTGGCCGTGGCGCCCGTGCCTGCCGCGGCCGTGGTCGCTATGTTCGTCCCGGTGGCCGTCACCGGAGCGGGGACGTATAACGCCGCGAGATTCGTATAGGTCGCGGGGTTCAAGGCGTCGAAGGCATAGGTAGGCAGGGCGGCGGCGGCTTGCGTGGCCACCGTCCCTCCGCCGGTGGTGGAGCTCGTGTCTTGAAGCAATTGCGTGCCGCCGGTGCCCAAGGTGATGCCGCCCGTACCCCAGGAGGGCGCCGCTTGATTGCCCGCGTTGAGGATGATCGGCGCCGTGGCGCAGGCCATTTGCGCTTGATACATCGCGGGGGTGTTAGAGTCGTTCGAGGAGTTGGACGCATAGACAAACGGCGGGGCACCGCAATGGTAGAGCGATCCCGCGTTGTTGATTGACGTCGTTAGCACGTTGAACTTCAAATCGATGGGGGGCTGCACCGAGCATCCGCCCACGGTGAGTGTGACTCCCGCGGTCGTTGTGGGGTAATTGCCGGTGGCGGCCGCCACCGCCGTTTGCACCACCCCGCCGGCCGTGGTGACCGTGACGCTGCCCCCGCCGCTCGATAGCGAGTAGGTGCCCGCCGTGCACCCGACGCCACCCACCGCGGTGAGAATCGCCGCGGTAAGTCCCATGCTCGTCACGCTCGCTGTCGCGGTGGATCCTGTGACGTTGGCAAAGGCGTTAGGCGGCGGATCGATCGTAATGGTGGGAAAGGCACCGGGCGAATAGGCCCCGCCGGTGTAACCGCCATAGGGGACAATCGTCAGGGATTGAAGGGATCCGGTGATGCCGTTCAATGATCCTTGGTTTAGATTCACCGAGTTTGCATACTCGTTGCCTTGGAAATCGACTTGATAGCCTTTGCTTTTCACGAAGGCGCCGGAGGTGGTGGGACTCCAGATATTGCCCGCCTGGGTCAAGGTGCCCGTGCCGGTGGACGCATACGAAATAGTAGTGGCCGTGGCGCCCGTCACGATCGCACCCGAGGCCGGGGTGTCATAGGCCGCCGGTTTCATGTTCTGCACAATGATGGTCGAGCCCACCGGCGGCACCACCGGGGCGTTGAAGGTGGCGGTGCCGACAGCGCAGTTTGTACCGCAATTGGCCGTGGTCGTGTTGGCGTAGGAAACCGAATTGTAGGTGCTGGCCGTGATGGTGAAACTACCGTTGTACCCCGCTCCCGTCTGCCCGGCGATGGTCAGCGGACTGCCCACCGCCGGAGGCACCACCTGCGGTGCAATCAAGACCGTGGCGGTGGTGCCGTTACCTGAGGGACTGCTCGCCGCCACCGTCGAGGAGAACGTGAGCGTAGCGGTGGTGCCCGTGCCGGTGGCTGCCGTAGGCACCAGGCCGGGGTAGATCTGCGCTTGATGAAAATCTACCCCCCACCCCACCTCCGGGGCGTAGTTGGAAGCGAAATACCGGTAATTGGCCCCCAGGTACGTGGAGGAGAACGTAAACGGGGAATCGTGTTCGACTTGGGCAAAGCAAATGCCGCACTGCCAGGCAGAGGCCGGGTAGTTGCCGTTGGCGAACACCAGGGCCTCATCGCTGATGACGCCTTGCGCAGCATCCGCCGCCCGTGTGGCAATGTTCATCCCGTGCTTTTCATACGAGGTGCTGCCGAACGGCAATTGAACGTCAAACTCACTCGTGGTGGTGAGTGTGTAGGCGTGAATCGCCGAGTTGGCGAAAATGTTGGGGTTGAACCCGAAGATATTGCCGTTGCTCAGACTGTGTTCGCCATAGACACCCAGCATGTCTGAGTTCATATTCACTTTCGTGAGCAACGCATTCACATTTTGCGTGTTGCCACTGACCGGGGGCGCGTTGATCGTGATTTCAAATTCGCTGCCGCGCGTGCCGTTCCACCCGGTATTCAGATTTTCATTGGCCGCGAGGAAACCGCAGATATCCCCGCCATTCGGACAATTGATCGTGTCCTGGTAATTGGCGTAAATCTGATCCGCGCGCGGAGGGCTGGCGCCGATGCTGGTATAGGTGCCGCTCACGGGAGCGGTCATGTACATCCAGCTATTGGCCGCCGAGGGCCCTGTGCCTGAAACTACCAGTGCGTTAGGTTGAAACAATGTTGCTTGAATCGAGCCCGCGGTGCCGTTGGTGCCTAAGCTTGCGCCCGTGCCGATGACGAATTCACCCGTAGCGTTGGTGTTGACGCCAGGAACGAGTGCGTTCCAATTGGTTGAGGCCGTCGAAGCGGCGTTCAACGTTTGGCTGGGGAACGTGCCCGTAAGCGAGAGATTCGTGCCAAGCGAAACGGACCCCACGGGTGGATTCGTCCCGGTCCCGCTATTGAGGAGCTGCGCCGATGCAGGGATGGTCACACCACCGCTACTGCTGATTGTCACGCAGGTTATCTGCTGATTGGTGGTGTTGTACTGCAGCGCGTCGTTGGTCGCGTTGCAATTGGGGATCGTTTCCCATGCCGCGGTCGCGGATGCGGTGGTCACGAGGATCTGGTTAGCGAGCGTGTTCATCGGCACTGATGTGCCATTGATGGTTGTGATGGTGAAACCAGGGGGCAATTGCGTGCACCCAACGGGGATCTGCGCGGTGTTATTCAGATTGCACAGCACTTCGTTCGCCCCAATCGGTTGCAAGCCGGTGGTGACGATCGAGCTCTGCCACGTCGTGCCGTTCCAATACACCGTGCCCATGTCAACGGTCTGCGCGGGCGTGCCGAGTACCAATTCATTGCTGGGCAGATTGATGAAATAGAAAGTGCCCGGCAGCGGAGTGGGGGTCCACGGATAGGTTTGTGCCCACGCCGTCCCCGTGGCGAGGAGGAGCGCGAGCGCGCGCAGGATCTTAGGCATATGCTAGGGTGACATCCGCGGCGCCCACGATAACCACGGTGAGCCCTGTGAACAATTGGACGGGCACACCCAGGAGATTGCCGCCCACGGTGGCACCCCAGACACCCACCACCGTGCCCGAGCCGGCGGAGTTGTCATAGATGGTCACCGAGGTGCCCGCGGTGTTGATGTTCACCGCTGCAAGCATGCCGACATTCGCCGGGGCTCCCGCGGCGCCCTGATTGGCACCGATGCCGGAAAGTAGGGTGGTGGTGCCCGCCCCTGAGAGGTGGGCGTACTTGTAAACGGTGTCCGTTGACATCATTTCACCGGACTGATCGAGAACAACGGGAGTGCGGGCATTTCACCCGCCGCGGGCCCCGCCGCTACACCGTTCGGCTTGATAACCGGCGTGACTCCCGTGGGGTCATAGCGCGTGGGCGGATGGGTGTGAACCGGCGGGGAATGCCGGTCGTCGGGGCGCACGGGCCCGGTTACCGAAAATGGGTACATGCCTTGGCTCCTACAGGTTATCCGGGTCATAGCCGGCCTCCTTATCCTTTATACCATGCTTGACTTTTTCCCATGCCACAGCGGCATTGATGACCTTGATCTGGACATCCACGGGTTCCGCCTCAAGCGTGTCCTTTTTCAGCAATCGGTCGAGTGCAGTGTCGATTTTCTTGTTGGGGCTCAGTTCATCGGTCATGGTGCAATTCCTAGTTCATCGGTCTGACTGACGTCGAAGGGGCCGCGGAACCGTTCATCCTGGGTGGACCCTACCCCGAGCGCGGCACCGGCGCCGGGCGCCATGCTCTTATCACCCAACAGAAAAGGTTGCAGGATTTTCAAGCCTACGCGGCTGTAGAGCGCCGGAATCACGGCCGCGGCGGCGAGCACACCGGGATGGCCCATGGCCGCTCCGATCCCGCCGCCACCCAGCATTTCCAGCACCGCCAGGCGCCCCGGAGTGCCCGAATCCGGCACCAGATCGCCGCCTAAGACTGTGGACCCTGCGCGCGCCAGGGGCTGGCCCAATGCGGTCCCGCGCGAAAATTTGCGTTTGCCCTTGGACTTATCCTGGGAGCGCACGGCACTGGTGTACTGCGCCGGGGAGTGCACACCCCCCTGCTTTTCGGCACCCACCCGGGAGGAGGCCACCCGGGCAATCTCGAAGATCGCGTACCCGCGGCGCAGCTTCTCGTATTGCTTGGCGTACTTCGGGTTCGCGAGCTTAATCATCTTGTCCATGGACTCGCGAACGACGATGAGGGCCGCCGCCACCTTACGATCGGCCGGCGTGGTCGATATTTGATGCGCCTCGATTTCATTGCGCAGGTTTTCGCGCGCCTCCTGCAAGCCCTTGCCGGTGGCCATGCCTTTCGGGTCAAAATGCCGCAGCACCTCCTGATCGATGACCCGGGCCACCGTGGCCGCTTGTTCCGCGGGCAGGGAGCGCTGCGCGATCGACTTGACGTTGGACAGGTCAGTGCGCAGCGAGGATGCCTTGGGGTTTAGGCTCTTGACGTTCAAATTCCCCTGCAGCTTGGGCAGGATCGTGGAGAATTGATTGTCGAATTCCGTCATGCCGTGGTCGATCGCTTCCCGGCCGCGCATGCCTTTCGGCAGCCGCTGGCCAATCTCTTTAAGCCCGTCGTTGATCGTGGCGTTGGCAAAGTCCGCCACCGACTCCGAGCGCGCGTGTTTGATGACCGTGCCCAATACCGGAATGCCGGTGAGTTTTTGCTCCAGATCGTTGGTGATACCTCCCTTGATCTGCCCCGGCGTCATGGTCACATCATTATCCGCCAAATGGCGCACCTCCGGGGTGATGGCCTTGGCTGGGAGCCCCGGGGTTTTCGCCGCTTCCTTGCCCAGCTTGCCCCCCAGAATGTTGCCGCCGCCTTCGATGGCCGTCTGTGCGATCGTGCCCGCGAGTGGGCCAAATGCATCCCCCAGGCCTTCGCCCGCCGCGCCGCCCGCCTTGTGCAACAATTCACCCGGGATCCCGAGCACGCTCATGGCGTCCTTGCCCCCTTGGGTACGGGGATTATAGGTCATACCGCCTTGGACCTTTTCCACCACATCGGCCGCCGGGGTGTTCGTGATCCCGAGGGCATTGCCGATGCCGGCGCCGATCCCCGCGAGGCCCGCCACCGGCTGCGCCACGGCCCCTGAGGCCATCGACATCATGGGTTCTACCGCGGCGCCCACCAGATCCTTCACCCCGGGGGAGTAATACCCCCCTTGACCATTTGATACATTTTTGGATTCATTGGGGGGCGGGGGAGCCGCGGCGGCCGCCTCCGCTTCGGCGCGTGCGCGAAACTCGAATTCCTCAGTTTCCGTTGGGGTGGTCACGCTTCCACTCCTGATACCGGCGTTCCTTGTCAGGGTCCGCGAACGGTTTCACGGGCGAGGAGTTCGGATGCGCCGGTGGGGTCGCCTCGCGCCCGGGCTGGGTGCCGGCGCGGATCGCCTGGCCCAGATCCGCCTGGGTGCCTTCGAGCGCACTGTGCGTGGCGGCCACCTCCTCGTTGATCGCTTTCTTGATACCGGCCCAATTCTGATTATTGATGGCTGGTGAGAACAACCCATCCGCCCAATCCTGGGTGGTGGCGTGGAGCTGCGCATTGCTGCCCGGCATGGTGACCGATTCGATGTATTGCCGGCCGGTGGCGCCCATCAAGGTTTTCAGCTCAGACAGATCCTTATCCCCGAGCTCAGTCTTCACCTTGTTGAAGATCTCGTTCAGGCTCATGTTGCCGTCGCCATTGACCTTGGCCACGAGTTGATCGATGCGGCTTTCCATGGTTTGAACGGACTTCGTGAGACGCTCCACGCCCGCCTTGCGCTGTGTCGCCTGCCGCAAAGTTGACCCGTAGGCGTCCGCAAACTTGCGCGCCGCGATCGGATCCCCGGGGTCCACGCCCTGATCGGCCATCTTGTTCAGAAGCGGAATGATCTGTTTTGCCCCGAACCGGGATTTCAGGTCGTTCACAAACTCCGGATCCCCGCGTTGCATGGCCTGAATCGCGAATTCCTGCCCCGCACCGGTCAACTGTTCCGCGCCACCGGACTGCGCAATCTTCTGCATCTGAAAGCGCGCATCGATCTGTCGCCGTTGACGCTGATCCATGTCGGAAATGCGCGTCAAGCTCGTATCCATCGATTCAATCCGCTTCCAGATGCCGTCGATCGATTTTTGCTCCGCCTCGAACTTGGTATCGTCCCGGCCGTACTTGGCGGATGCGATCTTGATCTGTGTGAGCATGTCATTGATGGTCAAGCGCTTGTTTTGTAGGATATCGGCAAATTCCTTCTGCTGCGCCTCACTCTTGGCCTTCGCTTCATCAAACTTGGTCTTATAGTCCTGCCAATCCTTCTCCGCGCGCGCCTGGTCCCCCTCCAGGTGGCCTTTCAACGCGCCATTCAGCGAGGCCGTGACCCCCATCCAATTGCCCTTCGAGGCAATGCCGGCAATCAGGGCCATTCCGAGCAAGGCGCCGGAAAACTTCTGGTATTCGTTCGGGTCCACCAAGGGTTTGGGCTGGTAGGTGGGTAGATCGGCCTTCGGCGGAGGTTTCACGGCCCCCAACTGGTCGATCTCCTTCGATACCCCGGCCTCCATCGGCGCGAGCTCGCCCTCGCGCTGCGTCGCGGACTGCTGGCGCGCGGTATCGAGCGCACTTTGCCGGCTGATAGCTTCCTGCCGATCGGCCGCGATGTCCTTTTGCAGCGCTTGGGGGTCTGCGCTCATCCGCCCACCGTGACTCCGGGGATCCGATAGGCCCCGGTGGTGCCGGATTGCAGCAAGAGCGCGAGCTCACCGGTTTGAGCCGCGAGTTGCTGTGCCTGTTCGGACTGTTGCAACTCCGTGTTGCCGATGCTGGTCAGCACCGAATCCCCGCCGGAGAGTTCCGACAAGGCGGCCTGGACGTTTTGCTGCTGGACCTGTGCGTAGAGGTTTTGCCGCTGCACATTCAGGTTTTGCTGCATCTGCGCGATCTGCTGCTGCACAATCCCCGAATTCGCGTTGCCCTCGCCGGAATTGGCCGCCGCCTGCTGAATCGCTTGGGTCTGCTGCTGGATCTGCTGGTCGATGGTGGCGTCGATCGAGGCCTTTTGACTGGACCACTCCGGCGTCGCGGTGCCCCCCGAATTAATCACCGAGGTGGCGCCCTGCACCGCTTGAGTGGCCGCATTGGAGGCCGTGGTGTCGGCATTGGGCAGGTTCGGTTTGGTCAGTGCCGACTTGAGCGAGAGCCCCAGTAACCCGGCGGTTGCGGCATTCTTGCCGTTTGAGAGCCATGAACCCAGGCCCCCGCTGCCTGATCCGGCGGCAACGGTGGGGTCGGTCGCGTCAATCCCGGTGGCCGCCGGGTTGATGGTGGCGTTGGCCACGTCGAAGTCGCTGAACCCACCATCTGCGGGCCCCACCCCCAATTGGGTCGCCAGATCGCTCGAGAGCGGCTGGATCGAGGGCGCCGAATCATCCGCCGACAGGAACGAAAGACCCCCGCCGCCGGAATTCAAGGTTTGCCCAATGTCCGTGACCCCTGCGGGGGTGCTGCTGGCCGTGGCCTGGGACAGATCCTGGGGTGAGCTCGCAGTGCCGGGAACGCCCGATCCACCACCCCCGGGCGCCCCGCCGGCAAGCCCCGCGGAAGCCACCCCGAGGCCACCCACCCCGGCGGCCAAGTCCCCGAGCGACGCCCCGCCGGCTGCCCCTCCGGCGCCTCCCGCCAGGCTCGCCGCCGTCACCGTCTGTTCGGGCAGGGTGGCGCCTAACGCCGCGGCGCCACCGGCGTCCGCCGCTACCCCACCACCTAGGGCCGCCCCGCCGGCTAGACCCGCATCTGCCGCGGCTGCCCCGCCGGCAAGGCCCGCATCCGCCGCCCCGGCAATGCCGGCGTCCGCGGCGGCGGCACCGAGACCCGCATCGGCCGCTCCGGCAATGCCGGCGTCCGCCGCCACCCCAAGTCCCGCATCGGCCGCGGCCACGCCTAATCCTGCGTCAGCCGCTCCGGCCGCCGCCGCTTCCGCGCCGCCGCCTTCGACTAACCCCGCGAGCAAATCCCCGCCTACAGCCAATAAATCTGGCATGGCTACAGCCGCTTAACCCAAATGCGGTCCATCGGACGATAGCCGAGCTTGGCAAGCACGATGCCCAATTCCGGATGCTCGAGCTTTTCGTGCTGCTGGACGAGCACCACCCCCATGATGCCCTTCAAGCTCGATTCCGAATAGCTGATGAGGTGTGCGCCGATGCGATTGCCCCGGTACTGCGGGGCCAGCCACAAAATATCCTGCTGCGCCTGGAGAATCGAATAGTGCATGGAGGTGATGACCAGATAGACCACATACCCCACCATGACCCCATCGATCCGGGCGGTAAAAATTGCCAAATACCCGGCCTTGGCCAAGCGCGCGTACACCGGCCAATTCGGCTTTAGCGGGATATCCTGAAAGGTGGCGAGCTCCCGATAATGCCGCTCGAGGAGGGGGACGATTTCATCACGCACCGCGGCGTAATCTTCGAGCTGGTACGTGACCGCGGGTTTCAGTTTCGCATTCATGTGAGCCCCAATTGTTGGTACTCGAAATCGTGCATGTCTTGATGCACGCTCATCCAATCATAGTATTGCTGCGCGTCGCCAAAATCGACCACGGATAGATCGGGCGCCAGCGTCGCGCTCTGCCCAAGGAGAGTGTAACTCTGATTGTGGATAAAGGCGTGCACCTGTAGGAAATCCCGCAAAGCGGCAGGAATCGGCCGCCCGGCAGCGCCCTCCCGCATCAAGGCCACCCACGCATCCTCCGCGGCCTGGCTGTCGATCCCGAAGGTGGAGACCGTCACCCCGAATTTAGCTTGAAAGGCTTGGGATTCCGCCAAATGCACGAAACGATGGACCAGCAAAAAGTTGCGCAAGCCCGACGCATCGTTGAATCCGGTGGTGGCAGCCAGATCGATATTCATCAACCGGCCAGCATGTTGCGGTCCTGTTTACCGCGCAGGGCCAGCAAATCGATCTGCGTCATGTCGGTGGACCCGGTGACGGTGAGCCCCAGGTACTGGCTGCCGCCTTCGGTAGATAGAGTCACCTCGAGCGCATACCCATCGGACGGCACATCGATCGGGCGGGTGGGGGTGGTGGCCGTTTCCGTATCCACGTTGATGATGACCCCGGTGGGGTTAATCCCCTGGAATTGCCCTGCAATCGCGGCATTCATCGATTGTTTTTCGTGCAACGGCGCCCCGGCATCCCAGAGTTTCGTGCGCAGGAGCCACGGCAGCGCCACCGCGGGGGAGAAACACCGGTAGTAGGCCGTGAGCGCACCGGTGCAACGAAAGGCCGCCAGCGTCGCAATCCCGGCCGCGGCGTAGGTGAAAGAGGCCGTGGTGTAGAAGCCGGCTGTGAACGGGAACGAATACACCCACCACCGCCCGCGGAAAAAGAGCACGAACAGCGGGCGGGTGACCGTGGCAGTTTGAGCAAAATCGTCGTTGATGACCAATTGCACGACCGCGCACAGCTCGCCTGCCACTAGCACCGTACCCCCGTACACCTGGGTACCCACGGCGGCGGCGATAATCCCTGAAATCTTCTCGCTGATCTTCTCCGGGGTGGACCCTGACAAGAGGTAAATCCCCGAGGCGTGGTAGAACACGATGCCCCGGTAGTAGGAAAAAATCGAAGATGCAAGCGAACACCCCACGGACCCGGTGACGTTGATGCGCGAAAAGGATGTGACCCCGGCGGCCACCGTGACATTGGAGAGCGCATCGATCGAGGTGTCCCCGAAAATGTACAGGTAGTTGTTCGCGGCATAGAGCGCCGTGATGTTGGCCACGAGGTAGGCATCGGGAATGGTGAACGATCCGCCGACGCCCCCAAAGCTCACGTAACTATCGATGTCGGTGAAATTCACCGTGCGCAAATAGCTGATCCACACCCGCCCGTCGTAGGTCGCAATCGAAGTGCCGGAAATGACCCCCGAGGGAACCACCGTCCACGTGTCCCCGTAATTGTCGACGAGCGTTCCGCCCAAGGCATAGCCTGATCCGCGCGCCAAAATGTTCATGGCGGTGGGCTGAATCTTGACGGCTACCGCAACCCCCGTCCCGCCGCCCGTCGTGGTGGTCACCGTGCCGCTGGGACCGGTGGTGGCCGCCGGGCTCGTCGCGCCACTCGTGTAGATGGGGCCCGGGTAGGAGCCCCCCGTTGGTAGCGTGATGGTGCCGATGGGACCCGTGGCACCGCCGCCCGTGATGGTGGCGACAATGATCTGCGCCGGCAGGGTAGGGTTATTGTCGGTGAGGTTGATCGTATCCCCCACGGCGTAGCCCGTGCCCGCATTCACCAGATTGACGAACACCACCTCATAGACCGGCTGCAGCATGGCGCCAGCACCGGCCAAACCCGATGCCGTGAGGAATACCGACACCCCACCCGGGAGCCGGTTCATGATCCCGTTGGTAATCGAGGCCACCGCATTGTTTTGCACCGTGAGCACGCCCGGCGTGGTCACCGCATAATCCCAATAGCCGGTGGGATCGACAATCAGGAGCCCCTGGTTATTGTAGGGGGTGGCGAAGGTCTGTCCGGAGGTGAGCGTGCCGGTAAACACTTTGGTCCACACCCCGGTGGCCACGGTGAGAATGTAGCCGTTGCCGGAGGATGCGAACACCACCAAGGCGTAGGTCACCCCGGACACGTTGAAATTACACGTGTAGGTGGGGCTCGTGGCCTCCGCCACCGTACTTAATTGCGCCGCCCCCGAGACGGGAAGCACTTTGCCGGCGGCAATGGGGATCGCGTTTTCGCACCACCAAAATTCGTTATCGTTGATGGCCTCGCGCGCGGCCAGGGTGTTCATACCCTCGAACTCGCGCAGTACAAACTCTGGATTCTGCCCGCCGACACCGGCTTGAGCTCGAGGCGGCATGGCCTAGTCCGGATCCTCGTAAGGGTCGGGGAGCCGGCCCACGTAGACCGAGACGCACTCGCGCATCGTGCGGGTGTACTCGTTCAACTTGGTTTCCGCCTCACCGTAATTTTGCGCGTTGTGTTTGGCGAGGTAGGCCGCATAGAACTTGATCGGGTCCTGATTGACCACTGGAATCACATCCACCGTGGTGGTGTCCCCCGTCACATAGGGAGTGGGCAAAATCACCGAGTCGATTTCCACCGGGTAGGACTGATCCGGCGGCGGGGCGATGAAAAACGAATTATCCCCGTACTTGGCCCAGGCCGCCGGCTGTCGTTGGTAGGAGCTCGCCAGGAACGGACGCCACCAGGCCGAGAAATTGCGGAACGGCGACCATTTCAGCGCATACCGCTCAGTGCCCCACAGCGGCGAAATGTTGAGCACGTCATAGGTGTTGATGTTGACCACACCGATGGCGACCGAGGCGCCCGTGCCCGTGGCGTCGCTGATCGTGGCGGTAGGGGCACTAGAGTAGCCGCTACCGAAAGAGGAAAACGAGATAGTGTTGACCGCACCGCCGCTGACTCCCAAGGTCGCGGCTACACCACTGCCTCCACCGCCACTGAAACTCAATGTGGGTGCCGTGTAGCCGGAACCCCCCGCCACGATGATCCCGCCCGAGGCCTGGCCGTAGAAATATTGCTCGATCCCGGCCGTGAAGTACGCTGTCTGCAGGGTGCGAAGGCACCCTGTGTCCATGACGATCTTTTTGCGCGCCTCGTTGATGTACCCGTCGATCTGCGGAATGGACCACTTATCGGCATTCGGGTCGTGGAGCTGATCCAGTACCTGAAATTCATAGGTACCTGGCGTGGTCGAGGGCCCGAGAGTGGTCATTCACTCACGCAATCTCGGTGGTGTCCACGTCCCGTTTCATCGCGGCGGCCAATGCCGAGCGGGGCGCCATGACGGCTTCCTCGAACACGAAGCGCGCGAGTTGCTTCACCCCTTCGGGGTTATCCTCGTATTGCTTGCCCTTCTCATTCAAGCGCACCGCCCAGCCCAAGCGGACAAGAATATCGGTCTTGTTTTCCAGGCCATAACCCAACATGTGTTGAGCGGCGGCCTCCGACACTAGCACCGGTTCGCCTGGGGGAAAGAGGAATTCCTCCCCGTTGAACTTGTCCATGTGCGGTTCGGGATTGCGATTCGTGACGTAAACACTGCCCATAGGTCAACTCCGGGTGTGAGTGGTGAATCCGGTGGCCGGTAGCGGCAGCGCTCGAGGCGCCGACGTTCCCGGCCACGCATTAGAAGGTTTGCAGCTTCACGACATCATTCTGCCCGTTGACACCGAACACCGAGGCGTTGGCGGTGGAGGGCGCCGCGGTGCCGTTCGGAATCGCGGTGTAGGTCGGAACGGCCTGGAAATTGACCCCCGCGAAGGGGCCCGCCAGGGCCGGCACGCCGGTGAGCGTCGTGATGTTCAGGGGCGGAGGTACCGGGATTGACAAACCCTTGTCATACATCGGATTGGTGTACACCGCATTGCCTCCTACGATCCCACCGTTGATGACGCCTCCCGGGGCGGTGCCGTATCCCGCCCCGGCAGTGCCGGTAACGGCGCCGCCCAAGGTGAAATTCATGATGGCCGTCACCGTGGGCGCCGGGTTCGAGGTGCCGCCGAAGGTGAAGGTGGGCACCGCAGTGAGCCCCGTGCCGTAGAAGGCCGGCCACATCATGGTGACCGTGCCGGAACCCACCTGGCCGTTGTTCGCCGCGATCCAGCCGATGACCGCGCCACCGCCGGTCAGATCCCCGGGTTGCGGGACCACCGTGATGCCGGGAAGACCGAGCAATCCGGCACCCTGGCTCGTGACGGTGATCGAGGAAATGGCGCCGCCCGAAATCGCGCACACCGCGGTGGGCAGGATATAGGGCTGCTGGCCCTGGCCCGGTGGGGGCGAAAAAACGATGAGCGGCGGGCGCACGTAGTTCGATCCCGCGGAGGCCGCAACACCCCCCGTGGTCGCACCGAAGGTGCCCGTGACTCCGTAATTGCCGTTGTAGATCGTGCCGGCGAAGGACAGGGTGGTGTTGATGGCCCCGCCCACGATCGCATTCCACAGCGAGCCGCCCGCCGAGGGGGTGATGGTGAACACCGCATTGCCCGCGGTGTACTGCCCATTCTGGATGGTGACCGCGGCGCCGATCGAGGCAATCGCGTTGCTGGTAAAACCGTTGTAGCCGTAGAACCCGTTGGTGCCGGCGGAGCCTGCCGCAGTGATAAGTGCACCAATCGGACAGCCGGTGGTGTTCGCAATGCGATAGTTCACCCCGTCCGAGGAAATCGTGTTGAGCGACTGGGGCAAAACGTTCAGGTTCTGCCAGTAATTGAGGCCGTCATCGTACATCTGCAGCACGGTGTATTGGCCGAGCCCCAGGAAATACTGGCCCGTCATCGGATTGTTGGCCGCGAGCTGCGGAGAGTACACCGCACCGAATCCGCCGATGATGCCCTGACCGGTGGGCAGGGCCATCACTTCCCCGGGCGCCAGCGCAATCGGCGCCATGGGGTAGTTGTTCGATTGGCCCGAAATTTTGTTGAAAGGCATGGCAATGGCCTCAGATAGACACGAACGTGAACCCGGTGACCACGGTGGTCACCTTGGGCTTGGCGAGCACGAGCTCGAGCAGTGAGAGCACCGCTCCGATGTACCCGATCTGGTTGTTGGACAGCGTGGATTCGAACCCGGTGAAGGCGAAAGCCGCCCGCTCATGGATGTAGAAAGCCATGTACCCGGAATTGAGGAGGTACAGCGTCCCCTCCGGCACATACGGATCCATGTAGATCGGCACCCCGGAAACCATGCACGCGCGGAACGCCGAGCGCGCGCCCCAAGGCTCGTCGTCAAAACCCTTTTCCGGCGTGATGACGTAGGACTCATTGTTGGTGATGAATTCGTTCTGCAGCGTTTGCCACGTTGCGCACCCCATGACCCCGAAGGTGGGTAGCTCGCCACCGTACTTGAAACAACCGGTGATGTACTGCGCGACGATCGCGCGCGTCGGATTCACCGCGCCCGCGGCGTACCGCTTGGCTTTCAGCCACGGATTGGTGGTGCGCGACTGGTTGCCGTATATCACCGAGTTCGTGCCATCGTCCACCGCCGCCGGGAGCCCGATGATCTGGGTGGTGTTCGAGACATTGTTGAGCAAGGCCGTGGCCACACCGTCGCAATAGACGTTGCCGGCGTCGTTCATACGCGCGCCGAGCAACGGAATGATCTCGTGCGCGTCCTGAATGATCCCCTCGAACCCGAGGTAGGGGATCGGAATCACCGCACCCTTCAAATTGAACTCGAGGTTCGTGACCGCCGGCTGAATCGCGGGTTGGTTGAATGAGCCATCGTAGCCCACCCACTGCATGTTGACGAACTGCGCGCCCTGCGCGGGGATCGTGACCGAGGAGACACCCCCGGAGGCTGGCTGGCTGTTGGCGAGGAAAGCGGCCGTCAGCGGCGAGGTGTTGTAGAGCTGCACCACCAGCTTTTTGACGAACGCGCGGCGAACGACAAACTGCAATTCTTGCCCGAGCGAGTTGGCGCCTCCCGCGGGGACGATACCTGTACCTAACACCGGCATTGCAATGGCTCCTCGAAAAATCCCTCATCCGCCGCCGGTCAAACGGTGATGGGGTTGAACTCTTTAATGTAGCGGGCCCGCTCCCGCCGCCTTTCCACCCATGATCTCACCGAGAGCGGCATACGCCTGTTCCATGCCGATCTTGTCGAGCTTGGCTTTGTTGCCGATCCCAGGGCCCCACACATCTTTCTCCGGCATGGTGTACACGGGCGGCTGATAGCTCGCCGGGGTGGGCACCGAGGAGCGGCGTTCGGCCAGGTACACGCGCGCCGCGGCGTCGTGCGTCCAGTTCACTTCCTTATCGTCCACCATCATTTTCTCGATGGCGGTGACGTCCTCATCGGTGAGCTTGTAGTCGGCCTTGATCTTGGCGCGACGGTCGCGCACGTTGTCGCGCGCGTCGCGTTCCATGATGGTCCGCTCCAGCTTCAAGCGCTCCTCGCGCTCCGTCGCCACCGCCGCCATGACCCGATCGGCCGCGTCGATTTCAGGGATCGGTGTGTTGGGCGCCACTTTCTTGATGGCCCGTTGCAACACCTCGCGCGTTTCCGGGTTCGCGGCCAGGGTGCGCAGGAGGTTTGAGTTGCCTTCGAGGGTCGCGGCGTGAGCTCGCAGCTCATCGACCGTCATATCCTCGAGCGAGCGCGGCATTTAGCGGCGCCCCGCGTTGGGCTTGGAAATGGTCAGCGGGTTTTTCTGCGCGATGCGGGATGGCTTGTCGAGCCCACCGTGTTCGGCGTAGCGCGGTGGATTGATGATCTGCCCGTTTTCCTTCTCCGGATCGGTGGGCTTGCGCAGTCCTGCCGCACTGGGTTCCAAAAATCGCTGTGCCATAGATCGCCTCTTACTGTGCCGGAGCGGGTTGTGCGCGGGCCTGGGACATTTGCTTCAAGAGTTGCTTTTGCACCTCCGTCCCTCCACCCATTTGCGGCATCCGCTTCACCATTTGTAGGATTTCCGCCGGAACTAGGTCGGAAGTATCCTTCTTGGCAATCACGGATGCAAGTGTGTTCAAGGCCTTCAAGATCTTGCCGCCTTCCTCAGACTCACTACCGAAGGCGGCCAAGGCCTCCTCAAGTTGATTCACCGCGATGTGCACACTGGTCTGCGCGGCAGCCTTGTGACCTCGCTTATCCTGAGGGGTGGACATCGGCGCCGCGGCCGGCGACTGTCCTGGCGGAACGCCCCCCGGAGCTTGCGCGCCCTGCGCGGCAGGGCCGCCCGCACCGGGCATAGCCGAGGGCGGCTGCGCGCCGCCGCCCATGGCCGCGCGCATCATGTCAGGGGTTGCGCTCACGTCATGCGACGGGAACGCCGGGGCTTTTTATAGCCCCGGGTACTATGATCGAGAATCCCCATCGATCCTACTTCCGCTTGTGACGGCGCTTGTGTCGTGCCATGTTCGCTTCTCCTGTTCAGAGCGGCCACTTTTGATACTGGGGAGCAGCCATACCCCGGTCAACCGGTTACCCGCGGGCGTTACCCGCGGGCGTTACCCGCGGGCGGACTTCGCGCGTGAGGGCTTGGCTCGCCCCATGCGCACGTGCATCTTGCCTCGCGGACTTTTGTTGAAATTGCGCATGTACGCATGACCGGGCTGGCGGCCCCCGGGGGGCTTGGCTGCGCGATCGTGACGGGACATACCTTCCATCATGGGTGCTTACCTTTTTTAGCCTTGCCACCGGGCGATATGCCCATCTGCAGTTCCATCTTACGATCTTCCGCCTCCGCTTTCTCGAGCCGCTTCAAGCGCTCCTTCAAATCCTGCAAGTTCGGTGGATCCATCATGTCCAAGAACGTCTCGCGATCGATGGCCTTGGCCTCGAGCATCGTGACCGCATCGTGCTTGCGGTCTTCCACGAAAATCGGACTGGAGGAGTGTGCATCCACTTTCACCTCATAGTCTTTTGTAAACTGTTCCGCAGTGAAAGGCAACTCGTTTGACCCGTCCGGTGTCTGAATCGCTGCCACAAAGCGCTGTTCCGAGTGGTCCTGCACCAGATGCAGGATCTGCCCTGCCGCCTCCTCCGCGCTTTCCTCCACCGCCACCGCCCGTTCCTTGGGCCGCGAGGATCCCAATCGGGCCATCAAATCCGCCTGGCCGCGCGAGCGCACGCCCGGTTCCCCCTTGCCCTGGAGTACGTGGCCGATCCCGGCCTGGTCATCGAACATGGCATCGATCTGCGCAATCTCGGCGAAAATATCCGCCGGCATGGTGGGCGGATGCTGCGTCGCCTTGGTGGCCGGCGACGGGAAGCTCACCAATCCGCCGGCACCGTGGAGCGAGGCCATTTTCTCCTCTGTGATCCCCACCCCGCCGGTGATGGTCCAGGGGGGTTTGACCTGTTTCGCCATGATCTTTTTCACATCAAGGACACGCTCCGTGCGCCAATCCTGTAACCACGTCAGTCGCGCGGCGAAGGATGCCCCGAAGAAATAATCATAGAGGTTAAGCTCCGGCCGAATCACCGTGAAGGGCGGCACCCCTTTGATGTGCCCCAGCCAGGAGGAGGGACGATCGTAAATGGTGACATCCGGCGCCGCCCGGGTGACCACTTGAAAGTCCTCGAGCTCATCGCTCCACACATACAGATCCACCATGTCGATCAGATCGACTTCAATGCGCGGTGCATAATCGTATTGCGGCCCGCCGCCCTGGCCGGCCATGCCGCCCGCGATCCCTGAGCTCGATCCGGGGATGGCAAGCGACCCGGGCACCCCACCCACGGGTGAACCCAAGAGGAGTCGCGACATGCCGGAGGAAATCGGCGGCAGGGAATCCGCATCCGTGCGCCCCGCGCGCTGCATGATCGAGGCTTTGCGGGGATTGCCCTGCAATTCCGCCTCAAGCTGCGTGCGGGTGATGGTGTAGTGGTGGGTGAAGGCCTCTTGATCCGGCAGCTCGATGATATCCTCGCGCAGCACCCCGAACTGGTGGGGTTCCACCAGATAGGACCGCACGCGGTTGTTTTTCCACATGAGCTTTAAGAGCATGATCCCGAACACATTGGCCCATCGAAGGCCCATGCCGAACAGCACGTGCGTGCGACTCACCCGCCATTGCTCCGTCACCTCGCGCGCCAGGGGCACCGCTTTGAACACCTCATCGCGCGGCGCCTCCGTGCCTAACTGGATCGAAAAGCGAATGGCATCGGGCGAGTAGATGAAGCTCGAGAGTGTGTCGATCGTGGAACCGATCTTGTTGTAGGGCGCACCCCCGGCGGTTGCGCTGCCAAAGAGGTAATAATTGCGCGCGGTCTGGTAGAAGTTAAACCGGTCCTGTCGGGAAACCGTACACTGACGCACCAGCTCCCGGTAGAGCCGGTCGCGCTCGATCATGTCACTGGGCAGCTTCACGCCACCATCGCATCGAGAGCCGCCTTGTCTTTCCGTTCTCCCGTCGCTTCCCCAGCACGCGGAATGCGCCGGCCGGTCACGCCCAGTTCCGTGGCCGCCTCGCGCATGCCATTGTTGCGGGTGAGCACGATCGATGACCCGTCGCGCTTTTTATAGGCTGTGGGCAATTGCGCGACTTGGGAGAGTTCGGCGAACGATCGGCCCATGACCTTTTTGCACTGATCCCCCCACAAAAGCTCCTGGCCGTTCTCCGCGCGGCCTTTGAACGAGGCCTCGCCTTCCTTGGCGGTTTTCAACCGGGTGGTGCCCATCATGTCGGCGGACTTGCGCACCCCGGCGTCGAAATCCTTTTTGAACTTCGTGCCGATGGTGACGGCCGTGCGAAATTCCTGCGTCACGAACTCCGACGCACAACCGAAGGCCGGGCAAATAGCGTGGCTTGCCTCAAATTCCCCGTGCTCCACGCACACCCATTCCTTGATCGCCGCCATGTCAGATCCCCTTTAATCGTGGACCGGCTGCGGTGAGCTCGATCCGGCAGCCGATATCCGGCCTTTTCTCCCGCGTCGCGGCAACCACTTGCGCCAGTGCCGAATTGATGACGTACCACCCGGTAACCGTGCGTGCCTTGACCAGTCGCCCACTATCCCACCCCCGAAAGAACCGTGACAGTGCCTCTTGGGACTCCGGATCGATGCTGCGAGCCCGGGGTGCCTCGCTAAACCGCATGGCATAGAGCAGCGATTCGCCAATGTGACTATAGCGCGCAATGTCCTTGAGCCGCAAAACCTGGTTGTGGGGGGAGTCTAATTCTAGGTTACAGCGCAGGTGCCGGGCACTTTCATACACCTCGCATAGCCTTCGGCGGATTTCCGCCACCGGGAGGGGGTCAATTGAATCCACGCAACTTGACCTGTTGAGAATTCAAAAAATTCAGCACCGAACGCTCCGCCGCATTATAGACACGCACCGGGCCGTGAAGGGCCATTTCCCGCGCGTAGGTGCGGTTGTAAGCTTCCATTTCCGGCTTGATCCAGTCGTTCCAGGCAATCACCCCGATAGCCAGGCTGATAACCCGGTCGTCCTTGGCCCGGCCCTCGCCGCCAATCTTATCGCCTTGGCGGTGCACGTTGCGAAACTGCTGAACGCACGCGGGGGAATTGAGCTCGATCATGTCACGCTCGAAGTAACTGCGCAGCGTCGACATCATGCGCAGCTTCTCCTTCGGATTGGTCTGCCACTGGTAGGCGAAGGCGCCGTGGATGGAGTCCTGCCGCTTGAACAGATAATCCCGAATCCGCCCAATCACATCAAAGGCCTCGAGGCGCGGATCCCCCGCGGCCATCTGCCCGGCCTGACGCTTCAAGTTCGTCAGCTCATTAAACACCGCACCGCCCGGACCCTGCATTTCAAGATTCAGCATGCAATCCGCGGCCCCCGAACCGTACCAGCCGGCCAGGTGCGCAATCACCCACGCGAACTGCTGTTCGGTCCAGGTGGTTGTGCCCAACTCAGCGACCTGGGTCACCCGATCGGCGTAACAGCGCAGCATGTTGCCGGCGAACTCATCCGCCCATTCCGAGGAGCCGTAGGCGGGGTCCGCCCCGAGCACGTACCGGCCGGGTGGGCCTTCGGTGACGTCCTTACCTGTGCGCGGTGTCTCCCACACGACGAGCTCCGCATTGTCCTCGTTGGTCTCCAAGAACCGTGTGTCCTCGAAATTCAAACCAAACTCATAGCGAAAGTACAGCCGCTCCTGCTGGATCGCGTACTGGTATGCCTGGTTGACCCGTTCGCTCGAAAAGAACTTTGAGCCCGACAACTGAAAGGCGTAATCCTCTGTGGGCGGCATTTCCTGCAGCGCCAGATTCTCATCCCCCTTCATCTGTTCGGTACAGTACCAACGCCACCAGGCCAACTGTTCCGGTGTAATCTCCACCGCATAGCGCTCGAACACCTCGCGAATCCACTGCCGCTCATCGGAGGTGGGCGCTCCGTCCCAATACGATAAGTATTCGGGTGAGTCGGCCGGCCAGGAATACAGCTCATTGCGCCACCAGCCGACGAAGATGGCCATTTGCGTCTTGGAATTCTTGGCCACTTCCCAGGTTTGATAGAACATGTTGTAGCCGCGCGCGGTGGACTCCAAAATGTAGAGCCGATTGGGGTTCTTCTGCGCGAGCGTGTTCACCAACGAGCCGAACCCCTCCTCATCCCCCCACGAGCTGCACTCCGTGGCGTGCATGTAGTTCACGCTCTTAGCGCGGCCCAGATCGCCTTTTTTCTTCGTGCCTGCGACCATGTACACCAGGCGCGAGCCGTTTTTGAAAATGAGCTGGGTGCGGTTGTGCCGCTCGATGGGCGAGCGCACCTGCGAGGGTAAGGAGTTTCGGTACTGTTCGATGTAGGAGCGGAACACCTCGCGGTTCTCATCGGTGTCCGTGACGATCGCGCCCTGCAAGCCCTCGCACTTGGAGGTCCAGTACAGATCCAGGGCCAGGGTGACGGTGCTGATCCCGAGCTGGCGACCCTTCAAAATCACGAAGGTGTGAATATCGTTCGAGAGTCCTTCGGCTATTTTATCCACGACATAGCGCTGCGTGCCGAGCCAGGTCAAAGGGATGCGCCCGAGCTCCTTGGTGTCGACCCGAAGTTTCCCGCAAAACGCCTCGAAGCGCTGCGGATCGAAGACGATCACAGCAGGAAAGCCAGCCCTGCGCAGAGGAACGAATCATTGTCCGCGCCGGCGGGGGCCAAAAACTCCACCGTGTACTGCCCCGCCGGGCGGGTGGCAATCCCCCACCCCCAGGTGGCAATGTGGGCACCGGCCTTCTGATCGTAGGCAAACCAATCGCCGCCCGGATTCTCCACCCCGGTCGACACACTGGGCATCAAGGGGCCCGTGCCGTTCTCGGTGGTGTTCATGGCCCAGGCGACGGTTAAGATCTGCCCGCCCGCGGTGAGCTTGATGGGCCCCGTGCTGATGCGCGCGGGCCCACTGACATCGCGCGTCCACTTGGATCGAAACCCGGCGAGCATCGCCGGTGCCGCAATCTCCACCGCCAAAAAGCCCACGTAGTCGGTCCAGACATTGCTGTAAATCAAGGACTGCGCGGGAGCGGCCCCGGGACAGGCGAACGTTTGAAGCCACTCATCCCCGTTCCAGGTGGTGTCCGCCTCCCAGGTGCACGGGATATAGGCGTTGGACCCCGAATCCCCCATCACGCCTTTGCGCGTGACGTCATGCGAATAGACCCCCGCGACCGCAATCGTGGATCCTTGAACGGTGCGCTGATTGAAGGCTTGCGTTAAGGAAGCCACCGCTTTCTTGCCGGTGTTGGGCGCCTCGATGCTCTGCAGAATAGGGGAGGTGGTCATAGCATCCTCAAGTTCCAATGTTTCGCCGCCTTCTCCAAGGTCTCCGCCGGGGGTCCGCCGCACTGACACGCAGTGCATTCTATGATAAAGGAGCCTAAGTCCCCCGACACCAAGATGCCGCGCACCGCGCGTTGCTCCCGGCTGCTGCAAAAGGGACAGCGGCGCAGCACAATGTCGCTCTTGACCGTCGCCACGGCGTTTTCGAGCTCACCACTCATGCCACGCGCTCCTCGCTGTACTGACCCTTCACCGATTGGTTGAGCGTGCGGCCCACGGAGGAGGCATAGCGCACCTCATCGGCTATATACCGGGGGACTTCCGCGTAACGGTAAATGTGCCCCGACTTGAACTCCACCTCGAGCGTACCCGTGTCCGATTGGCCCTCCGCCTCCCACCCCACGGAGGCGACATTGCTGGAGCTCACCGGGATGCGGTTCACCGCGGCAAGCCCCGCAGCGCCACCGCCACCTGGGGCATTTCCTCCGCCGCGATCTTCTGGCCCTGCACCCCTTGGTAGGCCTGGGCGCGCAGATTGCGCCGGATGTGGGCGCGCAAGCCGGCGCTGATCCCGTCGTCCTCCGGCAAGGGCAGGATCAACCCCTGGTCTTCCGCCTGGCGCACCAATTCGGAGGCCAGGGTCAAGGCGGCTAGGGACAAGAGCCTGGGCTCCTCCTGGTGCTCATGGCCGGCGGCCCAGGGGCTTGTGAGCAATTCGAGCGCAATGCGAAACCGAAAATCGAGCTGGCACCCGGAGGTGGCCGCTTCGAGCACGTTGCCTAGGTACCGATTCACCGGACTCGCCATATCTTGCACCACCCGAATTTGGTCACCCGCACCCTAAACGACAGGTCGCGACCGTACAGCTTGCGAAACGCATAAATGTAATTCTGCACGCTGCGCTTGTTGCGATCCACCTCCACGCACTGCCGCAAGAGCAATTTGCCGAGGAGGGCGAACATTTCATCCCGTACCACCCCCGGCTGACGCTCCGGCGGTGGGGCATCATCCAACATCCGATAGGAAATAGCACGACCTTTTTGCACTATCCCTAAGGAAACTGTGGGTATTTCAACCATGCAAATAGCGTAGCACACGATGTGCAATGCCTTTTGTGGCTCAGTAGTTGTAGCCCGCCTTATGCACGTTGGTGGTGTAAGTCTTAGAAATTATTTGGAAATTTTTTGTGGGGGGTACCGTGGGGGTCACCGTTAACGTGCGCCGCTCGCCCAAGGAATTCCTTGAAAATCCGCCCAGGCCCGCTCCGCACGGCGGTTAACATAATGGCGATTATGCGAAGTAAGTACGTAACTCGTTGATTATGCAGAACTTTCCTCCAATTCCTATAACCCAACTAGGCGTTTTTACGTACACTAACCTTCGCGCACGGCCGCCCTTATGAACTGCGCTCATGGACTTGGCGGTTAGCATGAGCCAGATGCGGACTTGGCGGTTAGCATGAGCCAGATGCGGCGCAGCACAGCCGGCGGGCCGCCGATGTTCCACGTGGAACGCGCGAGGTGCCTCATACCGGCTAGGCGCCACGGACAAGAGGTTCCACGTGGAACATATCTACGCCACCGATGCGTGAGCGACCAATCAATCAGTCTTGACGATAGGCAAGCGTGACGTCTGACCATGCGGCCCCGATGACATCGAGAACTGTGGCCAGCACGGACAAGAGGTTCCGTGGAACATATCTACGCCACCGATGCGTGAGCGGCCAATCAATCAGTCTTGACGATAGGCAAGCGTGACGTCTGACCATGCGGCCCCGATGACATCGAGAACTGTGGCCAGGACGTTCGGACTGATGTTGTGCGCCGGCACGCGCAACGGGTAGCGCACCCGCCGGATATGCTGCAATGCGTTAATCTGTAGCGCCGAGCAAATGTAATGCGCGGGGATGTGCCCGTCGCGCTCCAAGATGAAGTCTTCGATATCGCGCACACCGTAGGCGTCGCCAATCTTGGCCTGCAGGTTCGCTTCCCAATCCTCGTATTCGGTTTGCGTGGCGTTCAAGGTCGCCCGGATCCGGCGGGTACATGTCTCAAGCCGAGGGTCTCGAATATGCACGCCAGGGGGCACCGAGCCTACCCGATCCGAGCGGCTATCTAAGTATCGGCCGTCGGCCAGGACGCCGGCCGCGTGGCTGACATGTTCGCCGCCTCCGAACCATCCAATCAGCCTCGAGCTGAGATTGTGCCCCTGAAGCAAGTCAACGCAGATCTGTGCCATGGCGCACAGTTTACGATCCCTGGCCGCAATTTTCAAAATAGTGCTTGACAAGTATTCCGCCTAGTATATCATTTGCACATTGAGCAAATGAAACAGGCATGAGTCTTTAGCCGATAGCCCACTCAACGTGACCTATCGGCTAGGGATTTTCCCCGGCAACGCACGCGGCGCGACGTCCGCACTGACTAGGAGTAATTGAACATGGAACTTATGCAAGCGAATCGCCAATGGTCTACCCGTCCCGACGACGAACGTTTCCTTTCGCTCACCGAGTTGAACGCGCATTGCTGCGCGCAGCGCGAACTGAGCGTGGGCAAGGTGGTGTCCTCCCGTGCGCTGACCGCATCCCCTGTTGAAGGGGACCACAGCGCATTGATGCTCACGGGCCCGAACGGCGCACCCGTGAATCTCACCAATTGGAGTTTTGGCCAATTGGCCGCGCGTGCCGGCGTGCCCGCCGGGTACGTGCGCTCGATCCCGTCCCCCCTGGCCGCCGATTGCATCAATTACGGCCTTCACTACGCGCGCGACGTCGAAGAATGCGGCGTGCTCCTCACCAAGTCCCGGGGGCACTCCGAAAACCCACCCCCGGCCACCGTGCGTGCGCTCACAGGCCCGAACTACGGCCGCATCTGGAACCACACCATTACACAGGCCTTGGTGCGCCAATTCGGTGATGGTGTAACTGGCACGTTCAAGGTACCCGGGGAATTCGGCGTGCAAGGCAATCCCATCACCAAGCAATCGACCACCCTCTACGCGAGCGACCGTGACATGTGGGTGTTCCTGGCTGACGAAACCAATCGTATTGAACTGCCGAATCGGCGTAACGGCCGCACGGGATCGCTGGCGCGCGGTTTTTTCTGCTGGAACTCGGAAGTAGGTTCGACTACTTTTGGCTTGGGCACGTTCCTGTTCGACTACATGTGTGGTAACCATATCGTGTGGGGTGCGGAGGATTACCAGGAACTGCGCATCCGCCACACTTCCGGGGCCCCGGATCGCTGGATCGAACAGGCCGCCCCGGCTATCGCCAAGCTATCAAGCTCGAGCGCAATCGGTATCACCGAAGCGTTGAAGGCCGCCCAAGCAAAGCGAATCGAGAATGTGGATGAATTCTTGAACGCACGTTTCACGAAGTCTCAGACGTCCGCCATCAAGGCCGCGCATATGCAGGACGAGCAACGGCCCATCGAGTCCCTGTGGGATGCCGCGACGGGCATCACGGCCTATGCCCGGGAGATTGCCCACACAGATGATCGGGTACGTTTGGAGCGCGAGGCCGGCAAGGTGCTCAAGCTCGCCGCCTAAAGTCCCTCCCTGTGGCGGGTGTAGCCGCCACACCCTTCGGCGGGCCGCGGGGCCCGCCTTTTTTGGAGAAACTTGAATGGAACTCACCATAGAACAGTTGATTGAACAACGCGCATGCGCCAGCCAAGTGAAACTATTCCGCGAGATGTTTGGCCGTAGCGTCAACATCACGCAAAAGGCATGCATCTGTGTTGCAGACAAGTTTGATTTCGCCTGGGCCGCGCGGAAGCTACTGCCGGCGCCAGCGCTGGCCGAGTACGAGCGCGTCAGGGTGCAAGCTTGGGCCGAGTACGAGCGCGTCACGGCGCCAGCGCTGGCCGAGTACGAGCGCGTCACGGCGCCAGCGCTGGCCGAGTACGAGCGCGTCAGGGTGCAAGCTTGGGCCGAGTACGCGCGCGTCAGGGTGCAAGCTTGGGCCGAGTACGCGCGCGTCACGGCGCCAGCTTGGGCCGAGTACGAGCGCGTCACGGCGCCAGCTTGGGCCGAGTACGAGCGCGTCAGGGCGCCAGCTTGGGCCGAGTGCGCGCGCGTCAGGGTGCCAGCTTGGGCCGAGTACGAGCGCGTCAGGGCGCGCACGTTTGCCAAACTCTATAACTCAACAGGTGCCCTATGATTTTCTTTCATCCCCGTCTGCCCGTGCGCGACATCGCGCGGTTTTGCATCGTGCAAGGCTATGACGTCCGTTGCCTGACACGCTACCGGGCGGACGGATCCCGAATCATCCTAACCCTGGCCGTGCCCGTCCCTAACCTTGTGGATCCCCTAACCGATAGCGAAGACGGATGCCCGGACATCGGTGACTACATTGATTTCATCCATCCCGAATGAGGTGCCTTGGCGGATCCCGGCTACTAACCCGCGGCCAGCGGAACCGCAAGCTCCGCAACAAACGCCAAAAGTGTCTCTGCGGCGCGTTTTGGTTCCCACATCGTCGCGGGTCTGCGGGGTGGGTGTGTGGAAAATACATCAAGTGTAGGGACTGACCTTGGCGCGTCCGCGCATCCCGTACCGATGGGGTGCGCGGACGCGCTACCTGACATACCACACCAAAAACCCGCCTACTTCCCCTATACGCTATATAGGCCCCCTATACCCCTCTACCCCTCCCCCCTCTTTTCTATCTCCTTATCACTCTCATATATAGGTATGGTAGGTAAGGTAGGGCGCGGTAACTTATTGTTTTTCCCAAAATACTTTGCGGACCACACCACCTACCATACTACGCCTTTTGCCATACCCTAGTGTGGTAAGGATTTTAGCGAGACGCATTTCCGTAGCGCGCGTGACTTGCCGAGGGTCAAGCCCTAGCCCATGGGCGACATCGCGCAGGGTTACAGGTGTGTCTCCCTGCCACTCCTGCACCACCTGTGCCACATCCTGCAACCAGGAATCTTGGAACTTAAAATCAGCATGTGCGGAGCGCGCGAGCCGTTCAGCCTCTTTCCACATCACCCCATGTTGCGCAAATAATACAGCACCCTCCGACCACAATTGCGCGCGGATGGCCGCCACTCCCGCGACATCGACACGGCCGACACGCACGGGCAACCAACGCCTTTCGCCCGCCTCGTCATCCAGGATCTCGTCATGATCGGTGGTGCCGACGAACACCCCCCGGCGCGGGTAGCTCACCGTGATTTCCTGATACTTGGGTGTCCACGTGTCCGCCCTTTCGGTGATGAACACCTTGATAGCTTCCTTGGCGCGCGTATGAAGACCTTGCAGTTCTCCGAGTTCGTACACCTGTCTACCCCGCATACGCCGCGCAAGGTCCGCATCCCGGGCCGACAAATCCAACGTCACATAGGCATCCGGTAGCAGTGCGAGTACCCGCACGGACGATGTTTTCCCGTGTCCCTGACCCGCGGACACCAATATCGGCACCATGTCCGCTTGGCACCCGGGATCGAGCGTGCGCCCCGCTAGTGCGCTCCACAGGTACCGCCCAACCGCCACGGCATATTCCCCCGCCACGGCCCCGTAGTAAGTTTGCAGGAACGAGTCCACACGCGGCACACCATCCCAGCGCACGAGGTTCAACGCGAGTTGCGCCGAGTCGAACCGATGGGCAAAACCCACCCGGTACAAGGCGTCCCGAATCAGATCCGGGCCGATGGCCGCAAAACCTGAGGCCTCCAGGCGCAGCCGCGCATCCAACGTGTCGGCATGCGTGAGGGACCGCCAATCCTCGCACCCCAAGGCGCACTGCCAATAGCACCAGCGCACCTCACCGTAGAATTCGTCATACCCTACGCGCCGCCAAAAGCCTTCGACCTCCAGCGCGCGCACGACGTTGTTCAACGTCGGCCGGTAGCCGGCATTCGTGCGCGAGAACCCCAGGGAGGTGAGCACCCCAGGGCCCACCCCTCGATTCGCCGCCACCACCCCGGCAGTAAGTTCACAGGACGGGACCGCTACCGGGTCGGGCTCCGGGGCAAAATCATCCGCCGCGATTTCTTCGGCACCGATCGCTTCGAGGAATTCAAGGTCCGTCCTGCCGGTACAGTGGCCGTGGAGGCATTTGAAGTGCCCTTGCGCGTAGCCGCCCGTGCCCGCGGGGTAGTAGACGGTCGCCGTGGGGCCGGTGTCGACCGTGTGGTCCGTGAGGCCCCACGGACAAATGATGTAGAGCTCGCCGCGCTTTCCTTGGCCCTGGACCCAGCCGCGTTGCTCGAGCCATTGGGTGACGGGATCATCGCCTTGAATCGTCTCGCGATGTAATTGTCCACTTTGATCCGATGCCGGTCCCGCAGCACCTCCGCCGAGCTGCCGCCACAGATCTTCGAACGCTTCCGACTCAAGGGTGGGGAATTCGCTTGGGCATCCCCCTTCCCATTCGTAGCGCTGGCCCGAGGGGTGCGTACCGGCGGCGACGAACTGCTGGCCGGTGGCCAAGAATTCAATGATTCCCTGGCCCTCTCGGACAATCGAGCGCTTGGCAAACTCGCCCGCGAGGCGAAACGGCGCCAGAAACCGAACAGTTCCGGGGCGAGTTCTAACCGCCCGCAATCCAACATTAAAAATCGTGGTCCGGCACGCAAGAGCCAGTCCCTCATCTTCGATGTCGAAGTCCAGTGCACGTACTTCTCTAGTCTGGATGCATAGTCCATAGTCTCGCTCCTTACTCCATAGGTTGATTTCCGCATCGGTCGATTGATGGGAGGTCCAGGCCTTGATCCCCACGGCCTTGCGGGAGTCGTTGTACCGCGAAGGGGTTTTGCCCAACGCGCGCAAGGTCGATTGCGGCGCGATCAGTGCGTGCGGGTTCGACACCACCGGCAGGAGGTCCGCCGCAAGCCCGAGCTCATAGGCGAACGTGTACCAGTCGGCGGGGCTCGCCCCCCACCGGTCAACAGGCCCGCTCATGCGTGCTTCTGGTCTAACCAGCCGGACGGGAGCTTGAGCGCAAGCTCGATCCCCCGCGCTAGCTTTTCCCCGACGTCGCGCCTAGGATTGGGTCCGCAAATGTGGCACAAGAACGATTCGGTATGCCCAGTCTGTCGGGAGAACTCCAGCCATGATCCGGCCTTATCCTTCAGAATCCTTAAGTTTGCCACGCGCAGTTTGCGCAAGTTCTCAATCTGCCGGTACTGGGCTTTGCGATCCCGTTGCGTGAGCATGAGCATTTCCTTGAAATTGTAGTTGACACGTCTGAACACTTGAGCAATGCTCCGACGCTCAAGTGTGCCCCCAAACCTAAAGGATATGCAACATGACGTTGGATGAAGCTGTCAACCGGTTGTGCGACTCGCTGGATAAGTTCTCCGCCGCGCTTACCGTCGCCGCGCAAGTCAAAACCGTCGCACCCGCCGGCACACCGGCCGAGGCGCCGTTGGCGGAGCAAGCCCGCAAGGCGCCGGTACGGGCCGCGGCCCCGCGCTCGATCCCGGCGAAACCTGCCGAACCCCCTCCCGCCACGACTCCGGCAGAGGACGGCATCGCGTATGAAACGTTGCGCGCGGCTGTGCTCAAGCTCGCCGCGGCGCAAGGGACCAAGGCGGCCGTGGCCGCGATCCAAGCGGTCGGGGGCCCGAAGGTCAAGAGCGCCACCGAGCTGCCGCGGGAACAGTGGCAGGAGGCGTATGACCATATCCAGGGGCTGCTGGCGCCTGGTGTGGCGTGACCCCACGCCGCTGCGGACCGGGGAGTAGAGCATGGTGATTGAGAATTGCCCTAATTGCGGCGGCACGCGGGAAGGCGCATGAGTGAAGGCCACGCATTCTGTTCACCGTCCGATTGGGAAGGGTGGAGCAATTGTCCCGGCAAGCCGGCCCTCGAGGAGTTCGAGCCCGATTCACAGTCCGAGGCCGCGGCCGAAGGCACCCGCCGGCATGAGCTGGCCGCCCGGTTGTTACTCAAGCTCCCTGTGGATGAGCCCATCCCCGCGGAGGTGACGGCCTACGTGGCGGCTGTGAGCGAACGGATGGAGGTCTATCGCCAGGCTGGTGCGCGCGAGGTGCACATGGCGGTGGAGCAAAAGCTGCCGCTCGAGGCCATCACCGGCGAGCGGGATGCCACGGGCACGGCCGATTGTGTCATCATCGCGGTGTTTGCCGATTACACGGATATGGACGTCATTGATGCCAAATTCGGCTATCGGCCGGTCGAGACCTACGGCAACGGGCAACTTCGCATCTACGGCCTGGCCGCCATGGTCAAGCACCAGCTCCTGCATACCTTCCGGCAAGTGAACCTGTGCATTTTCCAGCCGCAGGTATCCGGGGAACTACAGGTGTGGCCGCAAACGGCGGATGAACTCTACGCCTTCGCCCCGACGGTGCGCACCGCCGCGGAGCTGTCACTATCTCTGAGGGAAAGCGTGGAGGCCTTGTCCCATTTGAAGGCGGGCGACAAGCAATGTACGTTTTGCAAGGTCAAGTACCGGTGTCCGGAATTTGGCAAATTCGTGACCCGCACGGTGTTCGGCGATTTTGTGGATGAACGGGAACCGGTGCTCACTCCGGAGCCAATCGAGCCGGAAGGTTTGGACGGTGGGCCGGAGTTGGCGGAGCTGTTGAGCTTACGCCTTTCGCGCGTCACCATGATCGAAAAATGGTGTCTCGCAGTACGCGCGGCGGTGGAGGCCAAACTCGTGGCCGGCGAACCAATCCCGGGGTACAAGCTCGTGATGGGACGCGAAGGACCTCGTGAGTGGTCGGACGCCCAAGCTGCCGAAAACCTCCTACTCGCGGACCACCAGAATCCTGACAAGGTGTATCACCCGCGTGAGTTGAAATCTCCCCCGCAGATCGAATCCGCCGTGGGCAAAAAGGCTCCCGTGTGGAAAGCGCTGCAAAACCACATCAAACGCTCTGAGGGCAAGCCCAGTGTGGCCCCGGCGGATGATCCCCGTCCTCCGTTCGTGCCTAAGACTGCGGAGGATTTTGACTCTTACGATGGAGTAGATATCGCATGAACCAGACAACCGATGCCAAGGCCTTGCGTGATTTGGTGGACAAACAAACACCCGCCGAGGTGGCGCGCGATTTTGAACCGGAGCCGAAGGCTGAGAATCACTGGACCGGGAACGGTGACGCTTCGATGCCCGGCTTTGTGCCCACTAACCCCCGGGTGCTGAATGACACCGAGCGGGGGTTGGTGGCGGAGCTCGAGCTCCGGTATCAAGACCTCTACGCGCATCTTCTAACCTTGGGGCACAGCCGGGAATTGGCCCTGGCGCGCACCAAGACCGAAGAAGCCTATATGTGGGCCGTCAGGCACATCACGGGGTAACCGAATCTCCCGAGCCGAGGGGTTAGCTAAGTATCGGCCCGCCGTGATGGTGGCGTTAAATAAGGGATTCACCCCCCATCTGGAGCGTAGGCCATCGGCTCCATAACAGCGATGCCACGGGGAACTTGCCACACGGTGCTCTATGGCAAGCGGTTTCCAGGGTCCGTAGAAAACCCTGGAGCTTTTACTACAAGGGATTAATCATGGCCATCTTGAAATTGCGCAATCTGCGACTCTCGTTCCCTAAGATCTGGGAGCTCGATACCACGTTCGACCACCCGGCCTATTCGGCCAATTTTTTGGTCGCTGCGGACGATCCGCAATTGGACACCATCAACGATGCGATCGAAGCGGTGGCAAAAGAACAGTGGAAAGACAAGTACAAAACGATTCTCGCGCAATTGCGCGCGCAGGACCGGGTGTGCCTGCACGACGGGGACGCCAAGGCTCAGTACGATGGGTATCCGGGCAATTGGTATATCTCGAGCCGCAACAAGTCCCGCCCGCTCATTCTCGATCGGGATAAGTCCCCGTTGACCGAAAAAGACGGCCGGCCGTATGGCGGGTGCTACGTCAATGTTTCGCTCGATATCTGGGTGCAGGATCCCAAAGGCGAGAAAGCGAAGAACGGCAAGCGCATCAATGCCACCCTGCGCGGGATTCAGTTCATGGCCGATGGTGATGCCTTCGCGGGTGGGGCACCGGCGGATCCAGAGGAGTTCGATGATCTGGGGGTGGGTGACGCGTCATCCATTGCCTGATGATCGTTTATGTACTGGTTATCTATTGCACGCTGGGGTGTGGAAAGACACCGCTCCCGCCATCGGCGATGGTGTTCGATTCGCAACCCGCGTGCGACGAATCCTTGGCATACATGGAGGCCCTGCGTCTGGAAACAATCGCGCCGGATAAGAAGTTTAATTTTGAAATGCGCTGCATACCCGCGGTGGATTTTATTGCCGGCGAGCTGACGCATTGATTCTCTACCTCGATCTGGAAACGCGCAGCGCCACTCTGTCCCTGCCTCAAGTTGGGGTCTACCGGTACGTGGAGGAGTGCGAGATTACGCTTTGCGGGTGGACCATCGATGACGATGAGGGGGTGGGGGTGAGCTCGTGGGATGACGGCATGGTGACCACCCTCAATTATTGGATCGATCGGGTGGACCGGGTGGTGGCGCACAATGCGGAGTTTGACTTCACCGTGCTCGAATCAAAAGGCGTGAGCATTCCGATGGGCAAACGGTACTGCACCATGGCCCAGGCCCGCCGGCACGGCCTGCCTG